TATTCATGTTGTCTAACTTCTGTATAAGTTTCCCAATGACCTCTTTCACAAGAGCTTTGATTTTGTAGGTATTCGTTTCTAGCTTCTGCGTAAGTTGCTACGCAAAGAAAGAATGCAATCCATAATAGGTTATCTCGATAAGTCTTTAAGGTCATATTCATGGTCCCGTACAGTTTCTGAAAGCTGGCGATACAGATTCTCTGCCATCGTCCATGTTGCTTCTGCTGCTGCAAGTCTTGTTTTAAGATCATAGATGTCAGCCACGGATGCTGTGTTTTTTTCTTCTAGTTTAAGAATAGTTTCCGAATTAGCTGTAATAGTATCTGTTAAATTTAATACATACTTAATAGACGTAAAAGTTCCAGCTAAGATTGCAGCTATCACAGGCACAATAACTATATTTTTTTTAAGCCATGCAAAATTACTTGGAGCTGTTACTTCATTAGTTAGAACTAAAGGTTTTTTTCTCATAATACTTTGCCTTTATTTTTACCGTTTTTAATTACATATCTTTGAGTGCCATAACCGCCAATTTCTACTTCTTTTTTTAAAATTCTGTTTAAATAGATATTACTCCACTCGAAGTTTTTTATATGGTTAGGATTTTTTTTATCTTGTTTTTTCATTCACATTTACAGTTATCACAAGTACAAACTCCATATTCATCAGTATGAAGATCATTTTCGCAGTGACATTCGTGATTACAAATTTTACAATGACTACTAAATAACCATTCAGTATATTTTTTCCATAATTTATTAAACAATCTGATCATATTGTTTCCTAGGTTAAAATTATAATTAAACATTATATAACAAAAATTAATTTTTTTCTAAACTTTTTTTTCTTCAATTTCATAGAAGAAATTATCAGTATCTTCAGTTTTCCATTGACCTGTATCTTCTACATTCCATTCATTAGTTTGAACTTTCCAGTCTGGAATATTATCTTTGACTGTAAAAGAAGGTAAATCCCATATACATCTATTATTTGGTTGTGCTGCATAGTTGCCATCATCTAAAGCTATTATGTGTGCGCACTTATGTTCATGAGGAATTTCAGAGTGATCGGTATCTAATATATTACTTTCAGGGTGAGCCCAATCAATAGTAAATAAATAACTTCCGTGATGCCACTTCTTATCTTTACCTATATACTTGCCTGAAGCTGCACTTAAAATAGACCAAGAAGTAACAGTAGGATAATAACTAAAAGAATTCCAAAGTTCAAGTTCATCAAGTCTTTTAATAGGAACAGTTTCTGGTTTAAAACCACGTTGAATAAAAGCCGAAATTGGCAGACGATAAAAGATTGCACCGTTTTCCATAAGGGCATGAAATAAGATTGCACGTCCTCCCATAGATGTAATGCCAAAGATAATACAATCTTCAACTTCTCCATGATGTTTTTTACAATCATATAAATACTCTCTTTTAATTTGTGCATAAGTTGCAGGTATGTTTGCATTTAGATAGGACATTTAACATTTCCATCTTCTTCTAGCTTGTCTTATTCTAGAATTAGGATCATTTCTTGTTTTAGCAGAACTTCTTTTTAGTTGTCCAGCTGATCTTGCGCAATAAGATTTTCTACGTTTTGCTGCTTTACTTCCACGTTTTACTTTACCAGTAACTGCAGTTTTTAATTTAGAACCTGGATTAGCTCGTCTATATGCAGCAACACCTTTACGTGTCATTCCCGCTCCAGACTTAGTTGATCTAAAATTTCCAGACTTCACTGAAGTTTTAATTGCTCTTTCTTTTCTACCTTTCGGTCTAATTCTAGTTCTTCTTGCCATTATTCTGTATCATCACTTAGTGGATCATCATAATTTCCTTGAGCATCCATGTTTGATGTATCATAGTTACCGTCAGTAACACCACCTTGACCGTAATCTTGGTAAGTAACTGTAGGTGTATCTTTAAAGGACATTGTATCTATAACTTCAGGTTTTTCTTTTTCTTTTCTTTTCATTAGACCACCAACTGCAAATGCCAAACCGAAAGGACCTGCAGCTGCTTTAATGCCACCGCCGCTAAATAGAGTACCGGCACTAGTGACAGCTCTATTTATACCAATTGTTTTTGAACTTATTCCAAGTTTATCTGCTACATATTTATCATAAGCAGTTATATTATCTTTAATAGTAGTTCCAAAATTTTCTACTTTATTGTTTGGTTTATCAAAGTCCCATTCAAAAGTTGATTTAACAGTTTTATCAAATTCGTAATCACTTCCATTACCATCACTGTCTTGAACTGGAGAAGCTGTTATTGGTTGAACAGATTGAATAGCTTGTTCTGGTGTTTTACAAATACCATTAACAGACATTCTTCCATCACTACAAACAAATTCTGTACCAGCACCTAATAAATTATTCATTCCCATCTATTATCTACCCTGCCTGTTATATTTTTTGAAAGTTCTTTTCTTAGACTTATTAAGACTTTTAGTATGTGTGCCTATTCTTTTCTTAGGCTTTTCTCTTGGAGTAAAAGTTATGAACTTTCGCTGTGCCATTACTATTCTTTTGCTTTTTTAAACTTACTCTTTCCTAGAACATCAGAAATTTTTTTATTTTTTAATTTAGATTTTCTTATATTGCCGCCAGTGTCTTGAAGTTTTTTAAGCAATAATTTATCTGTAATTTTAATTACTTCAGCTACTTGTGTATTACCTTCATCATCAAAAGTTTTTTCTTCTTTAGTAGCTATGAAATCTGAATTATCTTTTTTTGACATTTTTTTTTACCTTTTTCTTTTTTTTTCTTAACATAGCAAAGTCTACACCTGTTAGCTTGCCATCTTTATTTTTATCTAATTTTTTTCTTTTGCCTTTTAACATTTTTTTTTACCTTTCGTTTTACTTTTTTAGGTGCCGACATCATAGAGTTTTGTAATCTTCCTACTCCTGATCTTGAACCGGCAGTCATCTTCATTATTAACTTCTTTTAATTTTTTTTATAAAAGCCATGTTGTCACCATGAAAATCAGAATTGCCTTTAGTCTTGTCTTGAATAGTTTTTTCTGCAGCTTTATCCATATGTGGTGGATGAGCTTGCGGTCCAAAACCAGCTGCTGCTCCACTTGAATTATATTGAACAGGTGTTTTAGTTGTCATTTGTGTTTTTGTCATTAATATATACTCCCAGTTATTTTTATTTTTCCAATGAAATTTTCCATTTCATTTTCTTGTCTTGTTTGTTCTAAGACTACTTCATCATTAGGATTCTGCATAGCTTTCTTTATCATAGCTGCAGGTTCAATTGCTGCAGGATTTTTTTCATAAAATCTTGCATTAGCTTTTTTAACATCTTCAACTGAATAGTTTTTAGTGTTATGGTTACTAATACTTTGTCTTGTAAATGGGTTACTCATCTTTTAAGTCCTCCGTTGTGCTTAATTTTTTAGTTAGTATAGATTGAAAACATGATTGTGTAAAGGTCGGAAGTAACATTTCGCTAATAGGGTTCTTATCATGGCTAGTAGACCACGAAATACAAGGAACTCCCTTCTCGTCCCAGGCTACTAGAGCATATCCTTTCATATCCATTTTATCACAAATAGAGATACAAGCATCCTCAAAAGCCATTACTACAGCATCGTCTTGTATTTTTTCTGCTGCTTTAGAACTAATAGGTCTATGTTTAAAAGGCCTAAGATTATTAAGAGTAATAATGTTTGTCTTTGGTGATGTATTTTCTTTTTTCATAATCTTCATCTTCAGGGTCATCAGGGTGTGTTACTAAAAAGCCATCACGAATACGCATTAAGGCTTGAACACAAGTATCATGTATGTCATCATGCTTTCCATAAGGGAAAGAACCTGATTCGTCTAATACACTCTTAGTCCAATCTTCATCTAATGTAAACACTAACCCTCCTTCAAACATTGCAGCTATTGAGTGAGTTCTAGAAATTTTATCTCTATCTGGATTAAAAGTAACTACAGGAACACCGGATCTTCTCATATCTTGTATAAGAGATTGACCTGAGGCTCGTTGTTCTATAAGAACTTGATCTGGTTTCCATTCTTCATAACTCTCTTGTGCTCTTTTTCTTAAATCAGGATACTCTAATCTTTCTTTCCAAGCATCTAATAATATAGCAGCAGCATAGGGTTGATTACTTTCATCACGAGCATTAAAAACTCCCCAAGTAGTACAAGCTGAAAAGTCAGCACTACTTTTTGTAGAGAAGGCAGTATCATAAGATTGAAGTACATAAGACAGAGTTGGTATTTTTTCTCCTTCATAAATATTCCACCACTCTCTTTTAATAATGGATCCTTCATCATTACTTGGTTGTTGTTGATAAAGAGCTTGCCATACACGTTGACCTACTGTTGCTTTAATTTTATCTAAATCTTCTTTCGAATAAGCTTCAGGCCATAAAGCCTGATTTTTTGAATCAACAGCGGGTAAGTCTAGAACTTTCCAATCTTCTTTACTCTCTGCTAATATGTGTCCTGCTAAATCATCTTGGTGCCATCTTGTTTGAATTATAATAATTTTTCCACCAGGTTGAAGTCGAGTGTAAGCTACTGATTTATACCACTCTACTAAATTACGTCTTTGTGTTTCTGATTCTGCGTCTTCTCTTCCTTTAATAGGATCATCGATAATAAGTAAATGAGCACCTCTTCCTGTAATTGCTCCTCCAGCACCTACAGCAGAGTAAGTTCCACCTTGCATAGTATGAAATCTTTTTGCAGAAGATGAATCTGATCTGAGGCCCACTTGTGGAAACACACTGTTAAAATCAGGAGAAGCTATTTGGTTACGAACCTTACGTCCAAAGTCATCAGCAAGTTCTTGAGCATAAGTAGATTGAATTACAAATTCATTTGGATTATTTCCTAAATACCATGCTGGAAAAAATTCTGAACAGAGCATTGATTTTCCATGCCTTGGCGGCATAAAGACGGCTAGTCTGTTTATTTCGTTTTTTTCTAAAGCTTCTAGATTTTTTGCAATTAATTGTATATGTGCAGGGTCCTTGTATCCAGGATATATATGTTTAGCATATTCAAGTAAGCTATTTCTAGCTTTAGAAGTTGATAGTATCTTAGTAAGATGTTGAATGACTTCTCCAGCCCTTGGATCTTTAGTCTTTTTGTATAGGGCTATCGCTGACTTTAGTTTCTCTTTGATCTGAATTTTTTGCATTTTTTTTTCCCTCTCCTATACCACCAGCTTTTCTATACTCTTCAAATTGTTTTGCTAAATTATCAAAAGGTTTAATCTCTTTTTTAACAATTTTTTTCCAATGTAAAGAAGTTTGTCCTAATCTGTCCATATACCAAGCTAACTTAGAGGCATCTGCAAATCGAGAGTTAACCATTTTTTGATGATGCAAGTCTCCCTCTTTTTCGGGGTGTCCTTCTTTGTAAACTCTTTCTTTAAAAACTTCATCATTATTGTTACCCGTGATGTCAGCTCTATCATGTAAAACTTTTATAGGTACATCTTGCATGATATCTAACATGTATGCAATCTCTGAGACCCACGCATCATTTTGACCATGTAGACTTATATGATCTAAACATCTAAACCAATCCCAGGGTACAATAGGAAAGATACTATACGGATGTCCAGTTTGTTCTTTAACTCTTAATAACTTAAATTGACCATCAAACTTATTAATTTCTAAATCCCAATTTTTTGTTTGCATAATCGCATCATCATTAAAGATCATGATCCAAGTGCCTTGAGCATATGAAGCTAAAGAATTATTATATTGATGTAGGTTTTCGTAACCTAGTCTTTTAAACTTAATTACTGATCTAGCTGGATGTTTGATATCTCTTAAAAAATCTATACTCTTCTGATCATCGTCATCTACTCCAAAAAGAAGTTGAATTTTACTCGGATCAGAAGCATTATCTAATAATGATTCTACACATTTTTTAATTAAGGGTACCCTCTTCCTAGTAGGAAGTAAAACCGATATAGTCATAATTTACTCTATTTCGTTTATGATACTATATAAACAAAAAAGTTTGCCCACCATCACCCCCTATTCAAGTCAGTCTCCCGACAACAGAATATCACCTTAAATATCGTTATATAAAATTTTTTTTTTTTTTTACACAAAAATTTATATACATTTAAGCCATTAATCACTCTTTCTCTATCTTTCTCTTTAGAAGACGCCATTTCACGTTTAAACTTAATACGATTAAAAAGTATTTAAACTTAATACGTTTTTTAAATAGCTTAGATTATTAGAGTAAAAAAAATTTTAAGAAAAGATAAGATAAAAAAAAAGCGTCTATAAATTAATATAGACGCTTTAATTCGTTAATTAAATACTAAAGACTATTTACTAGATTTCTAAAGTATTTATTATTCTCTATTATTTCGTTCGAAACTTTATTTTCTTTTATATAAGTTTCGTTAGAGTTTAATAAATCTAAGTATAAATTTTTCTTAGATTTATCGATATAAGAATTTATATCGATTAATAGATTAACTTTTTTAAATCTATTATTTTTCGTAGTATCGTATTCGATATCTATTTTTCTATAATCGTTATTAAAAGCTAACTTTACGCTAGTCGATAATTTAGCTTTCTCATAGATATCGTACGATTTACTTTTAGAACGCTTATTATTTACTAATCTAAATAATATTCGTTTATTAGCGTATTCTCTAAAAGATAACGCTATTTTATTTTCTACTATTTTTTCTTCTTTTTTATTAGTAGTTATATTTTTCATTTTATTACTTTCTAACTTTCTTAAACTCTTTTAGAATTAAAAGATTTAATTTAAAAAAGTTAATCTAATTCTAGTTATTTTTTAACTAAAGTAAATAAAAAAAGTATCTAAATTTGTTCTCTTTTCGTTCTCTTTTATACGTTCTCGTTTCGTTCTTTTAGATTATAGTATAAGTATAAATTAAGATTAATAATAACGTAAGTAATAACTTTCTAAAATAGTAAATAAGCATTTTTTAACTTTCTAATTTAATTAATAATAAATAATTAATAATCTATTTAAAAAAAAAATATACGTTTTAATTCGTTTTATATTATTTTTAAGTTAGGTAAGGTCTAGAGCTTTTTTATTATATCGTGATCCCTGCTGATCCGCCTTGATCCTTTGATCCCTACTGATCCACTAGGCACAAGCATGATCATCACCGCAACAAGCAACTAGCATCATTGACACAAGCACACTTCAACAAGCATCATTGACACAAGGACGGCGGCGGCGTGTTATTGTATGTTGCGGAGTATATTATATTATTGTATGTTATGTTCTTTCTCTATCTTGTTTAGGTATGTAGATAGATCATCATCGTTCATAGCATCTAGTGTCGAGTGTTGTACTTCTTTCTTCTCAATCAAGAACCCTAACAATTGGGCCTTCAGCCTTATCGCATTGACCGCGGCAGAGTATTG